GGCGGGGTATTTTTCATCCTTTCTAAAACGCATTGCCTCGCGTTTTATTCAGCTGTTTGATGTTCTGCGCCGTCCCCACTGCTGTCTATCCGCACGAACCCGGCGTTCAGCATTTCATTCAGCGCCGACGGCTCGGCAGCGGCTTCGTTAATGCTTATCACCTTGCCCGGGATAAGCAAAATTTCACCGCCGCACAGGCTTACTGTCTTATTACATTTGTTTATCAGCTTCAAATGCTCATCCTCCCTTAAACTCATTCTTTATTATCTCCCTGTATTCGTCCTTGTGCCCCTCCGCCGCATTTTTCAAAAAGTGCGAAGCCTCCATGCCTCTGGTAGCATGGTAGTTCCCTTTATCGTCCATATACACCCAGGGCGTTTTTCTGCCCCTGCCGTCCGAAGCATATATACCGGTGCCCACTTCAACATAAATGGCATATTCAACATTGGTACCGATGTATACAGCGCTTTTGCCGCTGACATGTGAAACGCTGTTTCTTAAGCGTCCTGTGTCTAACCTCGGAAAATCAGTCAGATTCTTTTTAGCGTGCTTCTCCGCAGTAAGCCCCACCTTTTCAAGCGCCCTTGCGCGCGCAGCTCTTGCGGCGGCTATAACCTCGTCAGCGTGGCTTTCAATCTTTGCGCCTATACTCATAAACCCCCCTATTTTCAGGTATGAAAAAAGCACCCACATGGATGCTTTTATTGTTATATATCCTCTGCCTCATCGAACTTTTTCAGAAGTCCCTCGCACATGATTGATTCAGGCATATTCTTGAAGTTGTAAGACAAATTAAATCTAATACCACATAACAACTCGCTCTTCCGGCAAAGATTTTGAATCAACAAGCCGTTCTAAAGCTGTGACAGCGTGGCTCATATAAGCCTTGATAACACCGTCATACGAAGTAAGCTTACTTTCAAGTATTTCATGCGAATAAGAGCTAATCTTTACAAATCCGCACTCCATAGTATCTTCGGGGTAATAGTCTGCCTGAATTGTCTCATTGTTCTTTTTTATATTTTTTAATCGAAGCATAATATTTTTCAGCCTCTTTAATCTGCTTTTCAAAAATCTTTATTTCGCTATTACTATTTAACAGTACTATCTGGCGTAACTTCAAACACACTTCCACATTTGGTACACTTAAACTCGTTAGTCTCGCTTGCTTTGTAAAAACCTGCACCACAGCTTCTACACAAAATGGTTTTGCCTTTACACAGTTGTTTCATAATTTGCAAGTCGTTGTCATCGTCCATTTCCCAACGCTTATGCATAGGAATGTAAGAGCAATTTGCCTCTCTTTTCTTTCTTTTTTTCGAAAATGCCTCGTCACAAGCTTTTACTTCTTCTTCACAGCCGTTGTCAATCAAGTATTGCCGAATCTCAAAAAGCAAAGCATCGGCATCTATTTTATACTTCTGTGGGTTATTGCGCTTGTCTTTAAAATTTGCCTCATTTATCAGTTTTACGCACTTAGAATCTTTGCCATATTCATCTATCAGCCAAAAATAGTATTCATTCACGTCCCAATAGCGAATATAGAATGGAAATTGTTCCAACCTTTTATTCATTAACAATCATCCTCATTTTTATGATAGTTTGCGGAGGCATAGGTTCGTTGTTAATAACAACATCTGTTATCCTAAACTTGCTATCCCGAGCAATAAGGAACTCATATTCGGCGTTTTCATTTTGCCCTGCGAGCTCGTTTATATATGCACCGCGCCCGATTCCGGCAGGAATTTCAATTTCAAGCAATACCGGTTTAGCTACGGCTACAGGATTATTTTTAAGCGCTGTAGAACTCCCATATCCGGAATCGAAAAATGTTTTCCCTATAATATCATGAATATCATTCCAGCTGCTACTTTCTATAATTGAATCGGCATAAAAATTCCTTATTCCGCGTTGAACGATAATATTATCCTTTAAAACGAATCTGGAAATAGCGCTGTCAATTTTTGTACTCGCGTCATCAACAAGTTCTTTCGGTATATCTTCCCATCCATCTCGCTTTCGTAAGTAATCGTTTATATCGCCATAGCCGTCCAAAGTGTACCAGCTTATTGCTTCTTTTTCATCTTCCGAAAGTCCGCTGAACCATATGCTATATAAGCTGTTTTCTTCTGCAAAAGTCTTTTGTTTGTCTGAATCGTAATAAAAGAAATTGTTAACCTCTTCACCTGTATTAAACGTTAAACGCTTAATTTCATCAGATATTATACCCTTCTTCTCATCTCTTGTCAACCTCTTCTTTTCCTTTAATCCGTCAGCGCCAAAAAGCTTCCACTGCTCATATTCGTAATCCGTCAGCCCATCCGCCCAGGCGGGCTTGCCCTCCGGCTTCAAAGGATATGAAGAAGTGCCCTCCACCTCTGCAACCATCGTGCACCGGCAGTTGTAAACAAGGTCGGGCGCGGCACTGGGGTCCCCCGGATACATAATGCTCCGCCCTTCAACCTCAAAGGGCTTGTCCTTCTCCCTCATTTGTCCGTCGAGCAGTCTGTGAGTGTGCCGGGTGCGGTTATCCATCGCCGCCATCCACCGTTTTTTAAGCTTTATCCCCATTCTTTCGGCATTTGTGTAGCTGTCAAGCCTGCCCTTGTTCTCCGCTCCGGTAGTCATAGTTCGCGCCGCTCTCAGAGCAGAAACCCGGTTTGCCTCGGTTACCCGCTCCACCCTGTCGGCAATTTTTCCAACGCTCTCGCCCTGAATAATTCCCTGAAGCACCTCGGCATTAAGCTTTTTTGTATTCCATGCCTTGTCCTTCACCGGGTCAAGCTTTTTCGGCGGCAGCAAAAGCTTGTCGTTGTCTATAAGATATCTTACCGTTCCCTCGTCGCACATGGTAAACGAATACCCCGCCACAGCCTCTCCAATGCCCTCAGAAGCGCCGTTGTAGTTAATGGTGTATACCTTCGGCATACGTCCGTTTGCGTAATCCAGGGCTATTTCATTCGCGTGTGAAAGCCTTGCTGTAGTCTCGTCTATCATCTCGGCGTAATGCTTGTTTTGCAGGGTTGCATTCCGCAGAATTCGCTTGTAGTCCTCAACTGCTGCGGCTTTTTCCTCATCGGTTTCGGCTTTTTGTATCTTGTCGTAAGCCTTAGCCGCCCGGTCGCGGACTTTATCCATATGCTCCCGCCATTTTTCGCCTATTTCAGTGGTCGAACGCTTGTAAACCCCGGATATTTCATCTTCTAACAAAGCCAATTCCACATCCGTCAGCTTGTGATACCGATTCATAGCTTACCCCTCGGTGATTTCTTCGGCAATCCCATTGGCAGCCCTCCCGCCGAACCGTTCGCTTTCCTCCGCTGTAACGGCTTTTATTATCCTTTCGGTCTCCTCCTCGCCGAGTTCCAAAGCGTCGGCACACAGCTTTATGATTGTATCATCGTCAAACGTGCCTTTAAGCGCAAGATATGTTTCTATCTGCGTCTGCACCGTCTGAGCCTGTTCCAGCTCGTTTACAATCCTGTCCCGCTCCAACTGGAAATGCCCCTCCAAAGATATAAGCGAAAGTATCTTTGATACAAAAACAAGTATCTCCGATTCAAACATGTTTGAAAACAGGTTCATCGGCTCATATGCCGCCTTTATCGCCGTAGCGGTAGTCTGCCCGCTCGATATGGTATCAAGATTCAGCACCATAAAATCGCGGTACATCTCATCCTCCAGCCGCTTTAAAATAGCCTCGCGCGATTCGCAGGGAACATCCACGGTGTGAGCCTCAGCTTTCGCGCCCTCATCCTCAACGACCGCCGCCCGCACCGTTTTCATGTGCTCAATAAATTTGGCAAGGTCGATATCATCCATGCCCCCGGCATTGGATATCGTCCAGTATATCAAAGAGGCATCGTCAACATCGTTTGCATACCCCGATTCTATCAGGTCATGGCAGTCTATTTTTCTCTTGAAGCCGATTATCGAAGATTGTCTTCTCGGAGAATAAAGCGGAATAATGGGAAAGCTCGGGTAATTCTCGCCGTCATATATAGCCGTACCGTCTATTTTTGACGAGACGACCTTCTGTATATACGACCTTTTCTTGCTGAGTATTTCAAGCCCGCTCCCGCGCTGCTTCTGTATGTACTCTGTATAGCCGTCAAGCTCGTATAAAGTCGCCCTCAGCGGCTTGTCCTCGTCCATCTGCCAAAAGCGAATGCCAGCGCAAAGCGCCCCGCTCTCTTCGTCGTAAAGCGGCACGAATTCAGTCAGAGAGAATACATTCAGGTGGTCGTAATTAAAGAACCCGAAGGAAACCCCGCCGTTAAGCGATTCAACAGCCGCCGCCTGAAGCTGCCTGTCGAACTCATCACCGCCCAGCCTGTTTTTAACGTTATCATCATCAAAAACAGCGCCGTATCCCAAAAGATACTGCACCGTCTGAGTGACAAATCGAAAATACACGTTTGAAGCAAGCTTGTAATTAGCTGAAAAGTTATCCGGAACAGCTTTTCCTGATACCGTGTATAAAAGCTTCTGGTATTTTGCTATCGTAGGGTTCAGATTTTTGTAGTAGGCTTCCGCCTCAACGGCGGTTCTGTAGGCAGATGAAATCTTATGCTCGGCTATAGCCTCTAAGATAAAGCCTTCAACTCCCGCTCCACCGTCTCTGAAAAATAAAAAATCCTGATATGTCTTCATGTCCAATACTCCGTTTTGTCAAAAATGCTTTCGTAATCGCTCTTTCTTTGCTTCTTTGCAAGTATGGTATTGCAAAAATATCGTATATCGTCCATCGCATGGTCATTTTCTTTTATAACTCTGTCCTCCGGCGCTTTTTCGTCCCACCGGTATAGTGAAAATTCTCTTATCGTATCGCGGCATTCTCGGTAAATGAGAATTTTTCCCGACTTCAAAAGATTTGCGGTCGTGCGTATACCGTTCAGCACGTCGTTATTCGCCTTCATCACCTTAAACTGCCTTTTCGAGCGTATGCAGGCTATAAAAGAAGCCGCCGAAGGGTCAACCACAACGCTTCGTATCGGCTTATCTCCGGCAAGCTTCACAAGCTCCCGGTAATATTCTTCATCTGTCTTCTGGCTCCGCTCTCCCCTGCCATCGTAGTAATATTCCTTGATTCTTACAGCCCTGCCGCCGTCCAGAACGCACCACAGCCCCGCCGAAAAAGGATTCAGCGTGCCGTAGTCGCAGGAAATATAATACTCGCCGTATTCCGGTATCTCATCGGTGATATTAGCTTCGCCGAAGCTGTATACAAGCCCCTCGGCAACCGTCCATTTGCCTTCGATGTATCTCTGATAAAACACTCCGCTGTAAAGGCTCTCGTATCGTTTAAGCACCTTTTCCGAAAGCGAAGGGTTGTCCCTCATGGCAAAGTGAAGATAAAGGGAATTCCGCTCCTGCACCCGCATTATCCAGTCTTTATAAAACCAATGCTCCGGTGTATCGGGGTTGCACGAAAACCACAGCCGCGCACCCTCAACCGAACATCTTGCCAACGCCTGTTCAACAAAGGACCTCGGCATCAGCGCAACCTCATCCAAGAATACGCCTGCTAAGGTCCTTCCCTGTATCAGAGCGAAGCTCGATTCATCCTTGCCGCCGAACACTTCAAAGTAGTTTTTCACAGCTCCGCGGCTCACAATAAGTACCTTCTCCGCCCGCTTGAATCTCAGGTTGTATTTCTTTCTTGCATAGGTCAAAGCCATATACGGCAGAATGATATTTTTCGTAGCGGAATCAACCGATTTTCCGCATATGCCGAACCTCTGCCCGGAAAACTCGCGCATTGCCCAGTCGATAAAAGCAACTGTCATAATAGATGTCTTTCCCGAACGTATAGCGCCGTCGCAGATTATAGCGTCATACTCAGAGTAAGGGAAAGCAAGTATTTTTTTCTGCTTGTCACTTATCACCGGTCAAGTCCTCACCCATTTTTCTAAGGCTTCGGCTCAGCTCGTCTTCGTGCGCGTCGTCAACTGGTGCGGCGGAAGCCATAGTAAATTTGTCTATCAGTATTCCCAAAGCCGTTGTAACCTGTATCAACGAGGAGCTTTTAATCTTTTTATCGTCGTTCAGAACGTCAAGCCCCTTGCCGATGATTTCGCACACAATATCCCGCTTGCTTTCCATGTACGACATGATGTCCTTTGCATTAGCCCGCTCCTTGGCGGCATATGCTTCTTTCAGGTCGGGATACTCGGCGATGATTTTGCGAACAGTATTCTCTGCAACGCCATTTTTCCTCGCTGTGGCGCGCTTGCTGCCAAGCTCTATGTAGTCGGCAATAATTTTGTTCTTCTGAAAATTCGTTAACCTGGCTGCCATGCACCCCACCCCCGGCATTTTTAAATTTCTCCTGATATCATAATATCACAAGAAAAATCAACTGTCAGTAGCAGCTTTTTTCTTTTTGATTTTGACACGGTAAGAGCGATATCATATCGCCTCCGCGCCGAAATAATATAATGCGAACTCAAATACAGCCTCATTCCGCAGATTATAAAGCGACTGCTTTGAAAAAGGCGAATAATGAAGCTTCTGTGCAACATCCTCCATTTTCAGCCCCTCTATATACCAAAATTTCAGAATATCCCGGTGCTGCTTATTTTCAATGCGTGAAAGCGCGCAGTCAATATCAGCGATTTTGCGCTCAGTCCTCTTAACGCGCCTCGAAAGCTCACTCACCTTAAGCAAGTCCTCCAATGTGCTGTTGACATATGCCCTATCGCTGAAAACCCGCCTGTAATCAATAGCAGAAGGCTCTTTAGGCTTATCAG